GGCGAATGCTTTCCAGGGCATCTTGAGCCCATTGAGTTTTGGGCGGGGTGATGTCAATTTTCAACCCGTGGCTATCTTCTGCAAGAATGAGGGTGCTGTTTTTGGTCCGCCCCAGCACCCGCGCGGCGTCATGTTGCCACAGAGCCCGCACATCACCTTCCTTGAGGCTATTGGCAAAAGCCCCGGGGCGGATGATTTCCCGGAAAAACCCGAAAAGCACTTCCGAAGGGGTATCAAAGACCGCGGCATAACCTAAGATACGGGGAGATTGCCCTTCCTCCCGTAACACCCGCAACTCCGAAAGATTAAGATTGCGAGTTTCCCGGCCATCCTGCAGGCTCTTCAGTTCCGGAATATTTTCATAATTGGCGTCTTGGAGGTGGCTTTTGAAATGGTTATAAACCCCTCGCCGGTCCGAATCGGGGATATTCGTTCCCCCCCGGGCCCCATTGAGAACCGCAATTCCGGCAATGCAGCCGCGGATATTGGCTGCTCCGGGTTCGCCGGAATCGGATACCTCGTGATGCACGAATTTATAAGTCCCTTTGATGCCTGGGTCCCCCTGCGGGTCATACCAGGCAAAAATCTTTCCATAATAGCTATGGGGTTGGCCCGATTTGGCCCGGCCTTTCATTAATGGGCCATCCCAGGGCCGGTCGATAGTATCAGTTTTATGAGGGGCAAAGTGGGGCATGACTTTTCTCCTTATTGATTTGCTCCTGGTTCGGTAATTGTCCCGGCTCCGGGAGGTTGCAGCGGGGTCTGGCCTGCATCCATGATGTTTACTGGCTGCCAGAGGTCCTCCGCTTCGGGCCTCCAAGGCAGGTTCTCTTTCTCCCGAGCCTCATTGCGGCTTAGGAATCCCCCCATAATGCCTTTATAATGGGCCTCATAGCGCGACCTCAAATCGGCCCGCAATAGGCCGTCCACCAGGTGCTCCACAAAATAAACCCGGCGCTCCGCTGGCGAGAGCAACTTCAGGTTGATTTCCTGCTCAATCCGCACCAGCCAGGGCCTCAAGGTATGCTGCACAAAACGAAGCATTTCTTGTTCCATGCTGGCATAGCTGGCCTTTTCTTGCTCCGCCAGCATGTGTAGGGGGATATTAAAGATTCTGGCGATTTCTTTGACCTGAAATTGCCGGGTGGCCAGCATCTGGGCCGATTCCGGGTCAACCCCGATTTTAATCAGGTCCATACCCTCATCCAAAACTGAGGCCCGGTGCATCTGGTCCAGTCCGGCATTGGCCTCTTGCCAGCCGAGGCCAATGTTTTGTTTGGCCGACGGCGATAGCTTTCCGGGGTGCTTAATAACCACCTTGGTAGTCGTGCCCCCGCTGAAAAACTTAGCCCCGAATTTCTCCGCGGCCATGGCCAAGCCAATGGTTTCTTTTGCCAAGCGGATTGGCGAATAACCGATAAGGCCATCCCCGGATAAACCCCGGAAATGAAGAACTTGGTCTTGCCTAAGAGTAACGGGGCCTCCGGTGGTGGGGGTGTAATCATATAAAAGCTGGTCAATCTGAGGCCGGCGTACCTGCATATTCGCCGGAATTAAGGGCCATAAATTAATAATTTGGCCAGCATTATTGCGTTCGATTTCGGAATAATGATTCCCCCTTAGACAAAGATGACTCATCACCAATTCCTCATAGGTCAGGGAGGACATGAGATGGTTGGGGGCATCGTGCAGAAGCATATAAAGCGGATGGTCAACGGCCCTTTCTTTGTTCCTATCGTTACGCCGGTAAAGGATCAGGGGCAGAGAGGCAACTGATTCAGACAGGATACGCACCGCGGCAAAGATCGTGCTCAAATTCAAGGCGTTCATCTCATTGATAATCATTCCCGTTGAGGAGGAGCCACCGCCGCCAAACCAATCCACCAGCCATTGATTAGGATCGGCCAAGGTAGTCCGCAGCATCCATTTCAGAAATCTCTGCCAGAGATTAGGGCCTTTCATACGGCAAACAGCCTCTCGTTTTCATAGGCACTACTTTTTTGCACTGATTTCATAGCCCGATCCAAAGCCATTATCAGGGCTACCATCCCATCAATCTTGTTTTCCGGGCGTTCCTTCCGGGGGAAAATGTTATCCTTATTATCCAATTTGGCCACCACGTTGCTCATCATCCAGGTCAGAACCGGATCGCCATCATGATGTAGGCGCCCAGATAGCACTAGGGCTTCAAGTTCTTTCATGGCCTCGGAAAAATTCAGGACTATGGGCCGGACTTCCACCACTGGAAAGCCGTCATTGCCAAGTCGCCCGGCAATCTGCGTAGCCTGGAAGGGGTCATAGCCGATGGCCTCAATCTGATAGAGGCTGGCAGCCTCCCGAATATCCTGCTCAATCCGGTCGATGTCGGTGATATTGCCCTCGGTGAGAATCAGCCGGCCTTCCCGGGCCCAACCTGAATATTGAGAGTTTTTGCTTTCTTCAGCGGCCTCTTCCGGTAGATAGGATTTTAGGAAAGGATAAAAATGACTGGCCCCATCAATTTCCCGCCGGAATAAATAGAGCAGGGCGGCAATATCTATCTTTGAAGCTAGGTCGAGGCCCATCCAGCAGGGTTCTCCTTCAAATTGCTCTATCTCTAGGGTTTTGTCCCGGCATCTACCCCAGGCAAACATATCCATCCAGGCGGTTTCGGAAGAAACCCAGATATTCAGGTGCTTGGTCAGAAAGGTGTTGACGTAAGAAGGGGTCCGCATGGCCTTGGCCGCCTTGCGGGCTAGGTCATCAGGATTAACACTTACCCCGTAATTCGGATTGGCCTTGCGCCAGGAAGCCTCTAGGGTCCAGTCATCCCCTTCATCTAGGGTATAAATCAGGCCAAACATGGCCTCGTCCTGGGCCACCCCTTCTAAAATTTTGATAAGGTTGGCCCGGACCTCATAGCAAATTCCAGAAATATCAGAGCCAGCGGTGGTGATATTCCAGATTAAAGGCTGTGCCCGGGCTCCCACAGAGGTTTCAATAACGTCATAAACTTCTCGGGTCTTGTGGGCATGAAGCTCATCAATAAGGCCCCCTGAAGTCCCTTTCCCTTCCAAAGTTTTTGAGTCTCTGGACAACGGCTGGAATTTCGAGCCGGTATGCTCTTGGAAAATGCTATTGGCTAAGGCTTGAATTCTCAGGGTATTAGCAAAGAGTTGATCTTTACGCACCATCCGCTTGGCGATATTCCAGACTATCTTGGCTTGATCCCGAGTGGTGGCCGCACTGTAAACCTGAGCCCCCGCCTCACCATCCGCGGATAACAGAAACAGGCCCAGGCCGGCTGTCATGGTGCTTTTGGAATTCTTGCGGGGAATTTCTAGATAAACTTCGCGAAACCGCCGAAGGCCGTCCTTGCGATACCAGCCGAAAACCGTGGTATAGATAAAACACTGCCAAGGTTCTAAACGGATTTTCTCATTGCGCTTGGCCCATTCCCCCTCGACATGGGGTAGGCCCTCAACGAATTCGCAGAAATCCGCCGCCTTCTGGGGCCGCCATTCATAAGGCCAGGATTTTTCTTTCCGCCGCCAGCATTCCAGCTCCCTTTCCTGACGCTCACAAGCCAAGCGCACCCATTTGCAGGCCGGTATCTTTCCGGCTAATACACCCCGACGGTAATCGTTTGCCTTGCGAATGTAGGGAGATAGGCTCACTTAGTAAATTTCTCCCAGGGGTTTTTGGGGGGCTTGCTGTTATCCCCAGAGACTCGGCCCCGACTGGCCGGAGTAAGCCCAAATTCAATGGCCAAAAGCCTCTCCTGTTGTGCAAGTTGCAAAAATTGGCGGACTTTATCAGTTTTTGTCGCCTTAGCCATCAATCGGGTCTTGGCCGCAATGATGCAATATTTGGCAAAAAGCTCTACATCAGCCTCGGTCAAAACCTTCCTTTCAAGGAGAACCACGGCTCTTTCCTGCCAAACTTCCTTAGCCTTTTTCGGAAGCCATGATGGGGGGGAACCGCTTGCAAGATCAAATTCCGGCTCATTCGGGTTGAGCCGGTCCGGCCTTGCAGTCCCTTCAAGAAGTTTTAAAGCTGTTGGCTTTCTAAGACTCCCGCCCCTGGGCATTTCCTAAAATCCTTTATTGCCGGTATGCAAATTTACTCCGCCGCCGGTCTTTTGAAAATATCTTTCAAACTTTTTAACTACCCCTTCCGGTCTTACTATTGTGATGAAAGAAACATAGACTTTGCCAGTTGCTTTCATCCCAAAATCTATCATCATTCCCTTTATGAGGGATGATGTGATCTACTACTTGGGCTGGGGTTAGTTTTCCCTCTCTTTGGCATTCGACACAGAGCGGATAGATTCGCAGATAGTTTGCCCGGGCATTTTGCCACCGTTTGCCATAACCCCGCTTGGCAGATGATTGACGGGGGTCATCTATCCTGCGCCCTTGTTTCTTATGAGCCTCGCAATATTTCCCGGACTTGAGGATGGCCGGGCAACCCGGAAATTTACAAGGCGATTTTAGGGATGGACTCATGCTTTAAATAGAGTGCAAAAAATCAGAGGAAGCTGTCAAGCGACCGGGGGGGTAAAAAAGGGGTAAAAAAGGGGTAAAAAAGGGGTAAAAAAGGGGTAAAAAATTGCAGAACGGTTTTACTGCGTTTCCGGGCCGTTTTTTTGACGCTTTTCCTGCCAGTCTTTTAAGTGGTCTAAATGGAGGGTGGGGGGGATTCCTTTTTCACGAATAACCGGAAGCCCCTGCTGCTTAATCCATTTGCGGACGGTGCGCCAGCAGAGGTTGAGGTGATTGCAGATGGCTTTTCGGCCTATTAGTATGGTCAAGGCCGGAGTTCCTTTTGTTTTACTGATTGATACGTTCTAAAAAAAGTCTTGTAATGATTCGGCTAGGGGTTCAGAAGGGCAACCTTTTTCTTTTCTTAGTTCCTCCAGGTGTCTAAGGATGCGCGCCCGCACAAACGTAAGACTATCGGGGTCAGGGCAAATAAGAGACCAAGATGGCGGTTCAACTTGATACCTGTCCGGCTCTCTTTGGTATAGGCGATCTTTAAGGAGTTGGTGCCTTTCATAAAAACCCTTATCTTTTACACAAATGCAAGGAAATTTAAAAATAGCCCATTCCTTCAATTCGGGGAGATAACGGGCTACTTCCCAAAAACCCTTTTGACATTCGCCTGGACATTTCCGGTTTTGTTGCGGATTCTTTTCCCGCCAAGTTATATATTTTGCTTTGATGAAATTGGGGAAATTCCGGGGCCAAGTCTCCAGGGCTCTCATTTCTGTTTTTATAAAAGGCAAACAGGCAGAGGGAATAAATAAAAGCTCACTGATCCATGCTTGTATGGTGAGTCCGGCTGGAGGCTTGGGTCTTTCTAAAAATGCCGCCAACTCCTTGACTAAATCTTCTAGTTCTTCTCGAACCATGCTTTTTCCTCCTTCTTAAAGGTTCCTACATATTTTCCGTCTAATATCTTTTCTGCATCTCTTACCATGACATCGAGGGTCATCTTCCATCCTCGATCATTGAATCCCCTCACAAAAGGTAAATCATGCAGCAACAGAATTACCCGCAGCCACCACTCCTTATCGGGATTGCGTTTCAGGGCATCCTTAATTTTTTCCAGGTCGTTGCGCTTTCGATTGAACGGCAAATCAACCCTGCATAGCTCTGGGGGTGCTTTTTCATTCCATAATTTTGCTAAATCTTGAGGAGATAAAGAAAGCCCCCCCTTGGGGGGGGATATAGGGGGGGGTTCAGTTACTAGATTCAGGTTACTAGTTATAGGGATGGGGGATTCAGACGGGCCGCTTCCGTGCTCGCCTGGTGTTGGTTCTGTGCTTGTATCAGATTTGTCTGGTGCTGGTATGGTGCTTTCCGGTTCTTTCATGTGAGGATATTGGTGTTTTTTGAAATTAATTATTTCTATATAATTACAACCATTTACAGAATATCTTTTAATAAATTTTTTCTGATGCAGAAGATTTAAAAGCTTATCAATATTGCATGAGTCATAAGGTATAATTTCTGCTTTAATCCGCTTGGGTCGATCTTCTAGGCGACCCTCTCGATCAGCCATGCACCAAAGACCTTGAAATAATATTCTGCCTATCGGTTCGACTTCGGATAAAACTTCATTTTTAAAAAAACCCGGCTTTATATTTCTGGCTCTCATAAAATCCCCAAAGTCCTGATTCCTAGCCCGGCGGCCAGGTCCTCAATGCACCGGCAAAGGATGTAAAGCCCCCCCTCGACCTCAAACCGCTCTTTGAAGGCCCCCTGAAGAGGGGTCAGGTTGTTGCGCCCCGCCTTAAATTCGATGGCCAGGGGTCGGCCCTGATAAATGCCCAGGCGATCCGGTATCCCTGGCTGCGCCCCCATGCCCTGAACTATCGGGAAGGTCCATATCCGATGTAGGGCAAGGAAGTCCTTGGCCGCCCGCTTAAGGGCCGATTCGGGGGTAATCTTGCGCCCCTGATGCCTCACTCGCCTAACTCCCTAAACTCTCCCGTCTCCATATCGACCCGTTTGCGGGATTCGTGATACTCACAGCAGCCACCGGCCTCAACATACTCGCACCTAACATAGCAATAGCCTACGCCCTCCGGCTGCTGAAAGCCGTCAGCATAATAAAAACACCCGGAGCAGTGGCCTTCTTCACTCACTCAATGCCCCGCCTCGCCTCGCCATGCCGTGCCTTGCCAGGCCGGGCCTTGCCAAGCCATGCCAAGCCCGGCCACGCCAAGCCCTGCCTCGCCTTGCCTCGCCACGCCTTGCCAGGCCATGCCGAGCCTGGCCCTAAAGCAATTTCCAGGAAATCACCACGCAGCGGCCAAATGGCCCTTTGCGCTCGGGCCGGAAATCCAGCAGTCCAACCCGCCGGCCCATGTCATCCACAATTAGGCGCACCCCTGTCTCTTTGAGTAGGGTTTCGTCCCACTCCAGGTCAAAACCGATTTCCCAATTCTTTTTTCATGCCGCAACGCTTTATTGGTTTATTATTTTAAAGAAACCCCAACCCATACCCACGCTCTGCTTGGAATCGGCCCGACCCTCGCCGATGCCCACCTGTGCTCCCGCTCGATGTAGCAGGTTAGCCACATCTGCTGCCGAAAACTGATCGGCATCAAAGGTTATTGCCAAATGGGCGCGCCAGCCCTCATCCCACATAGCCCGAACCCGGAGGTCTACCGTAGTGGATATCGTCACGACATGTTCTACCGGCCTTGGGTTTCCTTTGGTAATTTTAATCAGCGGAATACCCGTAACCTGATCGAATCCCTGTGGAATAACAAATAAGGAGATTTTGCCTCGGGTCATTGTGAAATTTATCAACCGACAAGCTGACACTAAGGCCTTTTTAAAGGCCATTGCCGGAATGCCTGCCCATCCCTCTTTGCTGTAATGGATAGCTTCCTGGTATAAGGCTTCAAAATCCTTGGGAGACCGATTGCCCTTCTCTTTTTTTGCCTGTGAGCCTTTGGCATGTTTTTCCCTTAATTCAGCCTTCATACGCTCCGATATGGCGCTGCTTACATATGGCGCCTCCCCCTCAATTTCAAAATCCACTGTCAGTAAATTGGCCGGTTGAACCGTCACTTCTTCCAGTCTCTCTTTCATTTGCGCCTCCTCACAATAAATTTGCCTTGCCGTGCCTTGCCGGGCCATGCCCCGCCAGGCCGAGCCACGCCCAGCCGGGCCAAGCCGGGCCGGACCAAACCAGACCTATTCAACCATATCGTTTTAAATCTCTCCAACCCTTAAGTCACAGCTCTACTTTCTTTTTCTTTTCTCTGGCTCCGCACCCTTTTCCTTCGTAAAAGGGCTTCACTCCGCTCAATGGCCGCAAAAATCTCGGCCAACTCCTGATACTGCCGATATTTTTCTTCCACGGCCCGAAACTCTGCCAGGGCCTCCAACAATATTTGCTCCCGCCTTTCTCTTTTGCTCATAACCGCCAATGTCAGCCGATAACCTTGGCCGCTATAACGGTCCTCTTTAAGGGAAACAAAGGCCCTAAATTTTATCTCTGCCTTTGGGTGCATGGTCAACACTAAGCGGAGCCTCATTCGGGCCTGATGCAGCCGATATTCTTCGGCGGCCTTGCTATCATCCCATTCAAACCAGGAATGTAACGCGGTTTCTGGGTTTCTGGCATACTCCACTACCGCTTCCGGCCTCACTAGACCTCCATTAGCCGCAGCAATTTCTTCCAACTCCCTTAAATAGTCCTCATTCTTCGGCATTTTCCCTCCTGCTCGCCGTCCCCTTTATTTTCACCCTTGATGCTCCCGCCGCCTTTTCCGCCTCGCCATCTCCCGGCTCTGGTTATAGGGCCGGGGCGCGCCCCCCAGGCCCACGCGATATTCCCGCCCGCAGGCCCGGCAGGTAATCACGCCGACAAAGTCGGCCTTGAC